TAGGTTGCGTGGTAGATTGCCCGGATCTCGTCTTCCGACATTCCCCCGAACATACGCACCGGCTTACGCGCTTCATAAACCCAATGCAAATGCGTGACAGTTAACTGCCAGAATTCTAGCGGCGAGCACCAGTCTTGCGAGACGAAGAGCGAGAAGAAGCTCTTGACGAGGCTCGGGTTTTCGCCGCCCGCGAGTTTCCCACGGGGTTCTCCCCCGGTGCCAGCACAGGCTTGACCTGCTTGCCCACTCGCAAGCTCGGCGGGATCATCAACATCATCAGGAGGCGCATGCTGCCGACAACGAGTTCCGTCGCCGCCTCATCCTTGAACAAGCCTTCATAGACTTGCTCGTCACTCGTCACGACACCGGCATAGCGCAGCAACGCGCCGTAAGCACTGGCCACCCGCGCCGCCGGATAGGCCCCGCGCATGGCGAAGTCCTGCAACTCATTGTAGGTGATGACGCCTTCAATGGTCGCGATGGCCCCGAGCACGCGGTTAGCCGGTATCTCAACCGGCTTCCCGTGCCATTCTAGTTTGATCGGTTCAAACATGAGCCTAGGCCGGTGAGCCAGGCGTGAAGCTGACCGTGCCGCTGCTGTTGAGCGTCGCCTCAAACGCCATCGCGGCGTTATAGGTGGCCGTCTCGGTGAACGCGGCGAGGAAGAAGCTGCCGGAGATGACGCTGCCGTCCGGGAAGGTCAACCGCGCGGGCATCAGTCGGTTGCCGGCGAACCAGTCATTACGGAGGCGAGCATTCTTACTCACACCGGACAGGCTGATATTCACCTGGTTCTCGGCCGCGATCGAGAGCAGCGCGCGCCAACCGTTATCGTCATCGCTGGTGATGTCGATCGGCTCGCCGTTCAGTTCGATGCCCTTCTCGCGAACGCCGGGGATCTCATCCATGGGGCTGTCGTCTCCCCACCGGAACTCGACTTGTCTTCCTGCAATTGCCACCATGGCTTAGATGCTCCTGTGGAGGATTATGAAGTCCATGCTCACCCTATACTCGTATTCTTCCTGATTTGCACCACCCTCCCGCATGTCGCGCTGCACGTCGAGGGAGATGTAGCGGAAGTTCGCATCGAAGTAACCGGACAGTTGCTCGCGCACCGCGCGCGCCACGGCGGTTGCGCTGGTGAAGCTGGCTGCCCAACAGTCGATTTGCACGCGCGTCTCGTCAAGCCCCACCTCACCTTCATCGCTGTAGAGCGGCCCGCCGGATATCTTGGTGAGGGTGACCGCCGGCAGCGCGGTAGCCTGCTCACGGAAGCCCCATTGCAGCCGCTCGCCGATGAGCGTCGTGAGCGCCGTGCTGCCGGCGAGCAATGTGCGCAACAGCTCTTCCATTATTCCTCAACCCCTTGCGCGGCGGCCAGCTTGGCGGCCTTCTTTTCCCGGCGGCGAATGGCCTTCTGGATCTCTTCCCATAGATCCTTGGCCACGTCATCCAAGATCGTGCCCTTATGCGCGTCCCATGCCGGCCGCATGAACGGAGTGGGAGCGCGATCGCGGGAGCCGTACTCGGCCACGATCTCGCGCGGGCCGGCATTCGGTCCAATGAAAATCTCCACCCCACTCTTTGCTGCCTGGTTGGCGGACCGTGCAGCGCTGCCGGCGGCCGAACGGCTGCCGCCCGCGGCAAGGGTAGCAGCGAACGCCGCCCGCCCTGCGCCACCTCCTGTGTTCTTCTGGATACGCACCGTGTTGGCGAGGAAACCCGTATCGACCGGGGCGAGCCGCTTGGCCATATTCTTGATCGGCTCGCCGCGCGCCACGAGGATGCGCCGCATGACGCTGCGTTGCGTCGCAGACGGCAGCGAAGCCAGCGCGTCGCGGCATTCCTTCAGACCTTCCACGCGCACGGTCACCTTCATGGCGAGCCAGTCTCCACCGCGGCGATGTCATTGCGCGCAACCGCGCTGACCTCGAGCCACCGCTTGCGCTGCTTTTCCTTGACGCCCGTGATGTTGTAGACCTTGCCCTCAAACACCAGCCGATCACGCGCGTTGAGGGTGGACATCTCACTGCTGTAGCGGATAGTAAAGCGCGTCGTGATTTGCGCACCCACCTCGGCCGCTCGCACCGCTTCACCGTCCGACACATCGGCGCGCTGTGCCTTGCGCGTGGCCAGCGTGCTCCATGTCTCGACACCCTCGCCGAGGCCGTTACGCTCGATCGTCACCCGCTGCAGGGTGATGACCTCGTTGAGGATTGCCGCGCCTGTCATAAGCCTACCGCCTCCTGGCAAAAGCCGCTTTCCATCTCGGCCCGGCTATATTGGCACCAGGCGAGCCGGGCAGCCCACGCCGACCGATCGGGCGCGATAACCCTCATATCATGCGCCGCGACCGCGCGCACCATGCTCCCTTCATCCATGGCCACGGTAGGCCGACCGGCGAGCACCGCATCCACGCCGCTGTTGCTGTTGAAGGTGACCACCAGGCCCGCGCCTGCGAGCGCCTCGGCGAGTGTGCCGCGCAACACCTCGCCTTGCCATAAACCGACAATCCCACCCTTGTCCCCCGGATGCGGCCGGAAGCGCACAGGCCAACCGTGGGTGCGCAACTCGGCGGCAGTGTCGCGCACCCACTTCGTGAAGTTCACGTGTTTAAGCGATTGGTCGCCGGGAACCTGGCCCATGATGAGCGCATAGCCGTCGCTGTCGAGATGCCAAGGTTGCAGCTCAAAACCGCAACCCTCAAAGCGCGTCATGTCACGCAAGGTTGAGCTATATCCACCGTCCAGCGGCGTGACAAAGCGGCCGCGACCGTTGAGGCCGCCACCGAAGCTCACGGAGGTGTTCTCGAAGCGGTCGCCGAGATAGCCGCGCTCGAGGATGCAGACCTCGCCGCCGGCATCGCGCTGGCGTTGGATCATCGCGCGGTCACGCACACCCCACCGTACCAAGAGGTCGCACGGCTTGTCGCTCGTGCTCATCTCGGCCCGCCACCCGCGGCGCTGCAGCCCGGTCATGAAAGCCGCGCCCCAACTTAGATGATGCGGCGCGCGCTCGTTGGCGACGATGACGGCTTTGCGGCTCATCCGGCGTGCACCATCACAAAGTCGTTGCGGACTTTGACGACAGCCCGGTAACCGTGCACGCCCTCGAGCAACGCGCGAGCGCTGCCGTCCCCCTCGCCAAAGAGACGCTTACCGAGCCCTTTATCCTCGATCACCACCACCGGCTTGTAACAATGAATTGTCATTGACGCGCCAAGAATGGCTTGAAGCTCCCCGCCCTCGATATCGAGCGCGAGCAAGTCGCAACCGGGCAGGTTGAGGCCGTCCACCGTGAGTGTCGGTATCCAACCGAAAGCCTTTCCATCCATGTAGAGCGCGCCGCAATTGCTGCCGGGATATCGGCCGTCGCCATCGCCGAGGCCGCGCAGATCGGTATCCGATCGGCCGAGCGCCGCTTGGTAGCGGAAGACGTTCGGGAGTTCCGCCGTGTTGACGGTGAGCGCTACAAAATTCCGGTGGTCCGGCTCGAAGGTGTAGACCGTGCCGAAGCGCTCGGCGAGCATGCGCGGCATCTGCCCGCAATTGCCGCCGGCTTGCACCGCGAGACGGTTGCCCTTCACGTGCAACATTACGGACGGCACAAGCTCGGCCATCTCGTCAAAGGTGACCTCGGCGCACCGCTTATCATAGTCCGGCCAAAGCAATCCGCGCTCACGCCGGTAGCCAGCTAAAGCCAATTCTCCCGCACCCAATTTACATGCTCCCTCTGAGTTGACGGGCACATCGGCCCGCAAAAGAATACCGCCTTGGTGTGAGCGGGCACGCCGAGCTGATGCAGCCGGCCCCGGTATCGCAACACGCCGTCGCGCTCACCGAAGGTTCCCACGTCTTGACGGATATGTTGCCCGTTCAGGACATGCGCCACCCACGATTGGTCGCCGGTCCAGCGCGTCGCCGCGCGCCGCGCGCGTTGCAAGCGATCCGGCGTGAACCACGTCCACACGTCCTGTCCTATGCCCGGATTTACCGCAAAGAGGCTGGTGTTGTAGGGCTCACCCACTGCCTCATTCCAAAGCACAATCTCATGCTCGGCGAGAACCGGCGTAACGTCGCCGAGCAACACCACATCAAGGTCAATGCTGGCGTAGCGCTCGCCGATGATGGCTTGCAGCTCCGGCGACCAAGCCCACAGCTTGGGCAGATAATCCGGCATGCTCGCCACGGCTTCCGGCATCTGCACTGCGTCAATATGTCGCGGAAGTTGGAACGTCCCGTCGTGGATGCATGTGAGCTGATGGCCGCCATGGCGATGCAACATCGCGGCGAGCACTTCGACATGGCGAGGCCCGTATTTGACGACGGGTTTCCAGAAACCGCCACCGCTCCACAGCCAACAGATGAACCTCATTTCAGATCCAGCTTTGCGCCGTCGCGCACTTCCTCGCCGATCTCGGCGACGAGTTGACGCACCGCTTCCGGCGGCAGGTGGCCACCCTTGAGCATAGAGCCCTGGCCACGCGGCGCACAAACGAACTTCGCGGTAACGAAACTAGGCCCAAGATAATCCTGCCTGGTCTCAATCATGCGCACACCGCGCACCTTCAAGCCGCGATCGTCACGCAAAACATGGTGACCGTCTTCAACATAGAGAGACAGCACGCAATAGGGTTGCTCGCTCATAAATACCACCGATTGAGGATATAGGGGCTGATGAGGCTCACGCGGGTGGTGAGGTTTTTGCCGAACACCGTGAGGTCGGCGCTGCCGGCGGTGTCGTAGAGATCGGCCACCGCGAAGAGCAGCGCATGGATGATGTCGGCGGGCACGGCGTTGCTTGCCCACCCCGCGGTGTAGGTGATGACCACGGGGGAGATGCTCTCGCTGTCGGCCACCGGCCACGATGCACCGCGCGCAGGACGCAAGAGGCCGCCCGCGCTGCCGGTGAGATCCTCTTGCCAGTCGTCTCCCGCCGGGCTGCCGCTCGAGGTGGGGCCGCGCAGCGTGACGGCATCGCCGTTGCTGTCGCGGTAGACGATGCTCTCAACCGCCGACGCCTGGCCGGCCGGAAGCCAGATCTCGCACGAGCCGGTAGGGAAGCCGGCGAGCGTCCAGACATGCTGCCGACTGTAGACGGTCCGCTTCATGGTGGTCTCGGCCCATGCCACCGCGGCGCGCATGTAGGTTTCGATAAGGGTGTCGAAATCCGCGCTGTCTTCGCGCAGATGCTCTTTCACCAGCGCGAGCGACAGCGGAAACGGGCTCTCGTCAAGCGGCGAGACGACGACGGCATGCTTGGGCGATAGCAGCATCAAGGGGCACCTTGGGAAAGCAGTTCAGTTTGCTGACGGGCGACGTGTTCACGATTTCGATGTCAGGTGACAACTTCTTTGCAGCTACATCAAACGCGCGGATGAAACTGACATAGCTGCCGGTGTTGCGCAAGGGCGGTTTGTGCTCGCCGAAGAAATGGGTGCCCTGCATGTCGAAGCCGATGAGCAGGATGTGACGCGCGCCGAAGTGCAGCGCGAGATTGACCGCCTGGAAACCGCTATTGCTGCCGTAATGGATGGTCTCAGGATCAGTGCTGAAGCCGGCCCCGTCCTCGCCGAAGATGAGCCGCACGCCGTAGCGCTTCTGAACTCGGCTCTTGTCGTTATGGCGGAAGCGGCCAGGGCGGCCGGTGGATGACCAGCGCTCGCCAGCAAAGTCGGCAGCGCCCGCGCGCTCAATCCACCACATGTCGTCACAGGCATAGAGCGCGGCGGCGCTCGGCAGGCGCTTGTAGGCGTCGTTCACGGCCAGAACGGGCAAGCCAGATGCGGCGATAGCCTCGGCAGCTTCGGCCGTCAGGGACGGCCCGGAGGCCGCCACAACGCAGGTTTCCCACTCAGGCTGCGGGAGAACCCTTTCCACGCTTTCCCCGAGGTGGGAGTATGTTAGCGGGCGCTGGCTTCTTTTCGCGGGGTTGCTCTTTGTTCTCAGGAGGAAATCGCCCGCCTTGGGGCTTCTCCGATGGCGGCAGCGGCGTGGCGCTCTCACTGTCGGCGACAATCTCGCCTGCGCCATCGGCCCGCGCACAACGCGCATGGGAAAGGGAAATGTCGCTGGGAATAGCATATTCCCCTGGCTTCATCATGCCGCGAAGTCCAGGCCAGTCTTTCTTGAGAATAAGTTTCGCCATCTCAGCTTTCCGTTGGTTATAGCGAACGAATTACTTACTTTTAACCAGTAATCGACTTACCAAGACAGCAAATCGTTCGCCATACGCAACACTAATCTAGGGATAGACAGGGGGAGCCTAGGCTCCCCCTGTGCCACGATCGCTCGGCGGGGTATTAGACCGCGGTGCGGATGAACTTGGCAGCGTCGTTGTTCAGGACGATGCCGCCTTCACGCCGGCGGATGTAGAAGCGGACGTGGCCAATGTTGGTCACGTTGTCGCGGGTGATGCGCAGGCCAACGCGGTCAACCAGCACGTAGGCCCGACGCCATGCGCCGAAACCGATCGGGAAGGTATTCGCGCCAACATCGGGCATCTGCTCCCACGTGCTGACAGGATAGCCGAGAAGCATTGCAGGCTGGCCAGGCTGCAGGCCCGGTGCCCACAGATACTGCCCGGTGGTATCCTTGATTTTGCGGACCGCCGCCGTGGTCATGCTGTTCATGATCCAAACGGCTTCCGACCGATACGCGCTATTCAGCGTGTAGACGGTGTCAATCAAAGCATCGCCGCGAATGATGTTGCCGAGAGTGTTCGGGCTCGGATCGTCCACATCCGCATCGCTGTTGATGTACTGGTAGGCGGCAGCGGCGCGCAGCGGCGAAGCGAAATCCGCAGTCAGCACGGGCGTGGTGTTGAGCATGCCGGTGGGCTTGCTCGAGCCGTTGCCGGAGATGACGGCGGTGCCTTCCTGCAGGGCGAACTCCTGGGCGACCTCTTCGGTGAGCCACTGCTCAACGTTGAAGAAGATGTCGTCCAATGCCCACTCGCTCACCTGGGGGTAAGCATACAGCTCACCATGGGTGGGCGTGACCTCGCGCAGCGTCGGCGTGTTAGTCGCCGGCCGGGACGTGCTCTCGCCAACCCACCCGGATGACGCGCCGCGCAGCGAGACGAGTTCCTTGTAGTCGGACGTGCCGACCTGCACGACCTTGACGAGCGAGCGGACCGGGGAGAACTTCTTTTCCAGACGCTCGATATCGCGGGCGATCTCTTCCGGGACGGCGTAGCCGCCGGCCGAGGGTGTGCCGATCGTGATATTCTTCTGCTCAGACCGAGCCTTAGTCATGAGCGTTTCCATCTTCTGCTCGAGAGCAGAATTCTGGCCCTTGGAGCGCACCCACCCGGTAAACGCCTGCTTGTACTCGTCATTGAGCACATCCTGCGGCGTCTTCTTCGGGTTGCTGGCGCGAGCTTCGAGTGCCTCGATGCGGTCGCGCTGGAATTCCATCTCGCGCTCGAGCGTGGTTTTCAGCTCGGTGAACTTGGTCACGTCGCCGTCGATCTTGGCGAGCTTCTGCTGCAACTCGGCAGCCGTAGACTTGTCGCCCTTCGCCAGCGCATCAATGCGCTTGTCGTTGGTCGATTTGTACTCTTCGAACGCCTCACCGATTTTGTCGATGACGCGGTTGATATCCGCAAGTGTCGTCATGGGAACCCCGATTAGCGCCGCCAGAATGGCAGCGGTTTTTCCTGTTCAACAACCACAGCCTCGGCAACACTTCCCAGTGCGCTGAGGAACCTATTGGCTTTTGCGGCAGTCTCGGAAAGATCAGGCTCCCCCTGATGATGACGCGTCAGGCTCCCCCTGAGGTCATCGGCTCCGAACACCTTCAAAGCAATTCGCTCGGCGACACTACGCGAATAGCCCGATTTGCGCAATACCGCCTCAAACTCCCTGGCGGTGGGCACATATTCCCCCGCGGCCGAGAGCCGCGCCTTGGAAGCCGTCACCTCGGCAAGCGGGTTCGCCGCGAGCGAGACCAGCGAGACCTCGACAAGCTCAACTTCCTTGATCACGCGGACCGCGCCGTGCTCTTCGTCGTCTTCCCACTCGCGGTCACGGACATAAAAGCCGATCGACAGGCCGCGCAGCGCCTTCATCCCGAGAAGCGTGCGCATCTCGTTGCCGAGCGGGGTATCGGCGAGCACGCCCTTGACCTTGAGCCCGTGTTCGTCCTCGGTCATGCTCTGCCATGCGCCCGCCACCTGATCAGGCTGATGCATCCAGAACATCAGCGGCATGGTGCCGTTTGTCCGATGCCGGGCAAGCGACTTGCGGAACGAGCCGGGAGCCATGATATCGCCGACGAGATCAACGTTATGGAAGACGCTGCCGTAACCCTCGAACTCGCGGTCCGACAGCGCCTTGATGTCAAACTTCAGATTGAGAGTTTGTGTCTTCATTTGCTTGCCCACCGTCGTTGTTGTCGGCAGGCGGCGTCTGGCCGCCTGGTGCTGTTGCGTCCTGCCCGCTCGGGCCTTTGCGCCAATACTCGTTACCGCCATCGGCCGGCGAGATCGGGTTCATGTTCTCTTTCTCGCGCCAGTCGTTCGCGCTGATGACGCCCGCCTGCCGTTGAATGTTGAGCCCTTCCTGCCGGCTCTTAAAGTCGCCGCGCAAGATGCCTTCAAGATCAAAGCGGATGATGACGCCCTGCGCCCGATCGGCCGGCGTGAGCAGCGACCACTCCATAGCGTTCTCAAACATGCGGCAGTAGGGCAGCACGACGTTGATAACGAAGTCCAGCGTCTGTTGCTCAACGTTGTTGAATGTGCCCTTGGTGAGGTCGCCGACCATGTGCACGGGCACGCCAAAAGCAGCGGCGATCACCGTGCGCTGATACTGCCGGGTGGCGGTATACTGCGCCTTCTCGTTGTCCACGGGCGCACTGCTGTCCACCTCAATGCCCTTAGGTAGGAGCAACGTGCTATGGCGCTTCTCGCGGGCAAAGAGATCCTGCAGCGTGTTGACGAACTTGGTGCGCTCTTCCTCGGTCGCGTGGCCGGCGAAGCCTTCCGAGTATTTGAGCACCATGCCGGGCACGGCAGAGTTGCCGAACACGCTCGCACCCATCATCTCGGCCTGGATCTCGAGGCCGATCGCCTGGCGAATATCCATTACCATGCTGTCGCCCTTGAGCCCGTCGCGCGCGGGGCCCCGAGCGTGCAGGATTTGCTCCGGCGTGCGCTCGAAATAGATGCCGTTGGGCTCGGAACCCCGATAAATCACGCTCCAATCCGTGTCCTGGAAGACGGTGACAGCGCCGGGATTGATCGGCAGTAACTCGCGCACAGGGCCTGTCTGGCCGCGCGATTTGGCGGCGATGAAGTTGCCCCACCGCACGAGCTGTGACGTTGCGTCAAGCCAAAACTGGCTCGGGTCTTGCCAAGCATTCGGCCGCTTGAGCAATTTAGCTACGGGATGGTTCGGCAGGAGTTCCTTGCGAGTTCGGCCCTGGCTCTCGGTCCGGTTCATAACCAGAATGGGCAGGGTGGAGATACGCCGGGAAATTGCCGTGACGATGGCCGCCATGGTCGGCGATGCCATGCAATTCTCGGGCGTTACCGCCACACCTGCCGCCGTCCGATAAGCCGTCTCGAGACGGCTTATGACTTGATCGATGGTAAGGCCGTTGGCCGATTTTTTGGACCACGACAGCTCAAACGGCCCTAGCTTCATCGCCCCATCACCAAAATATCGCCGATCACAAACCGCTGCTGTTCTGTCACCAGCTCGCCGGCTATGCCCCGAGCCATCGCCAGCGCCACCATTCCGTCAATCCGCCCGTTGCTCTTCGGCTTGTCGAGCTTCCGGTTTTCCGCCGGATCGGTCGTCACCACCGCATTCGCCGCGCACATCGTCAGCACCGGGTGCATGCCGTGTCGGAACTTGTGGTTAAGCAAATCACTCTCGAGCGTGCGAAGCGCGGGCGACATGGATTGAAAGCCTTGGCCGAATTCCTTGAATTTGTCCAGTGCTTCGTTGTCAAGCCCCGCTTCAATCAACCAGGGCTTGAAGTGTTTCCAGTTCCAACGGTCGAAAGCGATGCCCTCGACTTGGGCTACCTCGAATAGCTTGCCCACCTCGGCGGCCACCCATTTGTAATCGACCGTCTTACCGGGGCAGAGTTGCAGGAAACCCTGATCGGCCCAAACGTCGTATGGAACCTTGTCCTTTTGCGCCTTCTCGCGGATCTCGTGCTCCGGCAGCCAGAAGGTGGGATAGACTTGCCAGCTCCCGCGGTTCTCGGCGATCACCACCAGCGCGCAGAGATCGGTGGTGGTGGACAGATCAAGGCCGGCGAAGATGCGCATGCCGTGGAAGTTCGCCGGGTCCGGCGCGTCGCTATTCTCGCTCCATACGCTTTCCGTGCAGAAGGGCGAGCGCATTTGCACGCGCTGGTTCAGGATCAGGTTGCGATAGGCGGGCTCACCCGCTGGCATACGCCTCGCCTTGTCGGCGTTGCTCATCGCCTCGGTTGCGTTGCGGAAGTCCCCATAAGCCGGGTTCGCCAGCTTGATGGTTTCCTCCGTGAACGCGTCGACCTTGTGCTTTAGGCCCGCCGCGTCGACCACAAAGCGCGGCGCGGTGTAGAGGCTGAGGGTGGTGGTGGGGTCCACGCCGGTGAGCGCGTCGTCAATGAGCACGCTCAGAAGGTCCGCATCGGTCGGGGCCTGGGTGGAGATGATCACCGACATGGGACGCTCGTGCGCCCCCATTGCCGTCTCTACGGCGTCGTACAGCTCGCTGGACGGCCCTTTCACCTGCCCCAGCTCATCGTGCACCGCGAACACGGGAGACAGGCCGTAGGCCGTTCCTGCGTCGCTTGAGAGCGCCCGGTACTCGGTACCCAACTCGGCGAACTCGAGTTGCTTGGCGTGGTCGCGGATGGTGATGGCGTCATTCATCTCCGGGTTGAGGCGGATCATGCGCGCGGCCAGCTTGAACAGAAGGGCGGCCTGGTCCCGCGATTGGGCGGCCGAGACTAGCTGCGTGTTGGGCAGCGCCTCCGGCCCGCACAGGTGGAGCAACAGCAGGCAGGCGGCAAGCGCGGTGTTGTGCGTCGGCACGCAACCATGACCGCAAAGGAAAAGGCTATCGGCGGCTTCCACCTGAATGCACCGGGTGGGGACGCTCTCAACTTCCTCGCAGGAGACGATTGAAAGGGTGCGCGATCGCTTACCGAGGGTTGGCGGTAATAGACCCTGCTTTCGATATAGGCGAAACACGGGCTCATGGGCTGCTGCAGCAAAGTCGACGCAATAACAGGGGCCAATCACCCGACCGTTCAATTTTGCTTCACGCTCTCGAAATGACGCCTTTAAACCGAGAGATCTAGCAAGCCGCCAAACACCGTAGCAGAGATCTCTGTTTATCCCGGAGAAACTGGCGCGTGCCGTCGTCTTTCCAGAACACAAAGTCACAGTGCCATCTGTATCCATCAAACCTTGAAGTAAAGCCCACCGCTGTTGCGTCCCCGCTTCGAGATATCGTTGTGGAACGTGTTTATTCCCTAAAACACCAAGGTCACGCAATGCGACCTGTAGACCACTTCTAGAAACTTTGACAACAACAGCTTTCTTTGGCCTCGCACGACCGACAGGATTATGACCAGCCAATCTTATTTGTTCGCAAAGATGAGGAAAATCCTCATTTGATACAGTAAAAGTGGATTGCAAACTTGTGCCATCACCAAGCCAAGCACCCAACACATATGGATCTATTGGCAACGCTATGTCAGGCGACTGTGTTGCAGGTGCAACCATAATTTTGTGATTAAATTCCTTACCGGTATCCAACCGTCCGCGCATAACTGAAATGGCGATTTGTGGGGTAGTGACAACCTCAGTTCGCCATCTACCACCGTTACCTGTGGAATTGACACGAGCATTGGCCCATGGGCGAAAGCTGTGCTTAGTCAACCAACGATGCTGCTCATCGGCCACGACACTGGAACCATCCGAGAAAGTCAGCCGCCAGCAACGCAAGCCGGTGTGAACTTCCGACACGAAGCTCACGCGGGTGGGTTGCCCATCCGCACCGAACACCCAATCACCTTGACCCAAGTCACCCATCATGCGCCAGCCGCCGGGAGTAGGAATTGGCGTGTCGAGTGCCAACCCTTTCCCGTTTTTGCGGGCAAAGCTGATGATCGCGGTGCGCGTGCCCGCCGGGTTGTCGTAGATCTTGCACACCTCGTCACGCTGCCAGGCGCGGAGGCGCATCGGCCGGCCGGCGTGCATCCCCTCCGGGACGCGGCATTGCTGCTCAATCCAGAGGATGTTGCTCTCGCCGCGGGTTAGCTGTTGCTTGGCCTTGCCCATAGGGTGGTGCTTCTCTTCCGGCCAACGTTGGCCCGCTTGCTGGCTTCATCGATGGTGCTTTGCTGCGCGAGCCGCATCTTGGTCGCCAGCATCGCGATTGCGCGGGATTGCTGCGCCTGCATGGTCAGC